AGGTTAGAAACACTTCCGGTCTCAAGTGCGTAGTCCCGGATGGTGTTAAACGGAGATTGCTTTCCAACCCCCATAGACCAGATAGCAACATAAGGGTCTTCCATGCCGTCTTCTACAAGAACGTTGCAGTAAAAACGAAGTCGTCCACTCCAACCAGCCTTGGGATCCTTAAGGTGCATTTCCTGAGCCCAGTCTCGACCCTCGGTCTCCATTGTGTCTACTGCCTTGCGGCGGTAGTCTTTGGGGTTGGTGTGTTCCTTTACCACCAAAGAGAGTCCGCGCTCTCCATTGTAGTTTGCAGACTCTTCGTCCAGCTCTTCAAGAAAACGAATCTTTACGGACTGGCCATCTGCAAGCTTAAGCCAACGCATACGCGGCTTGTCGCTGTCATACTTGGGCTTGTCGAGCAAAGCATTGATGTTTGCAAGACCTTTTGTTACACTCATATAATCTCCTTATACTTGTTTTTATACTTTATTGATAGTGTGTTTTATTTTAGTATTGACGATATAGAATCAGAGAAATTAAAGCTAAGTGCCTTAATCTGTTCGTCAGACATATCGCCAATGTCTTTATATTGTTTATCTAATGACAAAACAGAAACGCGAGAACCTAGCTTCTTTTGAAGTCTTTCAGCCATGTTCCCTCCCGCCTCATCATTATCTGCAATGACAATTATATCATTGAAGTATTTTTTTAGCAAGTCTACCTGAATGTTTGAAACATTAGACCCAAGCGACGCTACCGCTGGATATCCACACTGCTCTAGCCGAATAGCATCGAACGATGACTCTACAACGTAAACGCTTCTGGAAGACTTTACCCTGTGCAGGTTAAAAAAAGTTTTGGATTTGGGTAGACCTGGCGTGTTCTTAAAGGTCTTGCCTTCCACTGATCTGCCAACAAAACCCAGCGCCATGCCATCTGGTGAATGCACGGGAATTGTTACCATGTCTTGGTTTTCTGAATACCCCAAAGAAAACTTTACTACAGACTCTTTTGTGATGTTCCTGCCTAAATAATATTCTCTAGCTCTGTCAGAACGCAAGGCCGCTTCTGAAAGCTTTTTTATAAGGTTTTCGTCAAACTGCACGTAGTCTTTTTTATCTACAAGCCTTTTCTCTATTTCTAATTCTAGGTCAGAGTTTACCTCTTTGCTTTTAATAAAACGAACAGACTCAAAGTAGGTGCGGTTTGTTTGATGCATAACTAGCTCTACCAAATCGCACACATGGTGACAGGCAAAGCAAAAGAACGTGCCTTTAACTTTGTCTACCTCGCCAGCAGGAGTCCTATTGTTGGCGTGAAATGGGCAAAAGATAATGTAGTCAGAATCGACTTCTGACTGAATATCTAGGCCGCTTCCAACAAGCAACCTTTTAATCTGTTCGTCTGAGTAAACTTTAGAGGTATCCTTTTTATTCTTAACGTTCATCATACCAGATCGTCAACATTCTTATACTTGTAATGCCCCTTGTCAAAGTCTACCTGCACCATAAACTCGCCCATAAAGCCATTACGATTCTTTCGGAATACACACTCCATCACATCGCTGTTTGTGCCTCGGCCAAGTGCCATAACCCAGTCGGCATCATAAGCAATCTGACGAGACCAGGAGGTTTGCCCCAAGGTTGGAACAGTGTCTAGCTTTGTAACGTCGTCGGGTGTTGCTGAAGAAATTGCCATAATTGGAACCTCTTCAGAAATTGCCATAAGCTTTAGCTCTCGTGATAAGTTTTTCATCTTAACAACTTCGCTCTCAGACTTTTGGTTTGGGTTCATGAGTTGCAGGTAGTCTACAATTACGAAGTCTGGTCGGTACTGATCAATCTTACCCCGAATGACCGATGGTGTGACTTCCCCTCCGTTGTCATTAGAAATAATGTGAAACTCTGGCTTACCCTCTAGATGATTCTTGTGCCAATTTTTAAGGGTGTCAAGCTCGACATCTCCAGCACTGAGCTTTCTGTGAGACCAGAGACCTTCGCCCATAATTGTAAAGACTCGGTTTCTAACTTCTGTCTCAGACATCTCTAAGCTAATTACAAGAGGAGACCTACCCTGNTTCCAAGCCTGAACTGCAAAGTAAAGAGAAAGCCATGACTTGCCGATACCTGGATAAGCCAAAAACACGCCCAGCTGACCTGGCATAATGCCAGACGGCAGATAGTCATCAAAGCCTGGAAGACCTGTTTTAATACCTACTGCTCCAGCCTCTTGCTGCTTCTTGAGGTTTTCAAAGAATGATACAGCTGAGTCAAGGTCGGTGGCGTCAATATCTCTGATTACAGAGGTTTCTTTTTTAAGCTGGGATGTCCCAGTGATCAGCCCTTCTAGGGCACCAGATCCATGACCGCTCTGAATCTCTTCTGCGGCAGATCTAAGCATATCCTTGAGGCTGTCACTTAGAAATTCTGACTGCAACTCTTCTAGGTGATACTTTGTTGCCCCAACATCTGGTGTGGGTTCAAAGTCTCTAAACTTGTCTACAACCAAAGACTTTGGTGGTACAGACTGATTTTGCTCGTAGTAGCCTCTTACAAACTCCCACACGTCATTGTGTGTTCGCAAAAGATTGTCTACGTTTGCTTGTAGCAAAACGTGAACCTGCTTGTCTTCAAGAACTGCAGATATTAGCTTTGACTCTGTGTTAGCCATTTAGCCACTCCCTCGCCTTTGTCAATCTCTCTAGTCTCTCTTTTTTATCTTCTTCGATCAACAGCTTCGAATTGATAATTTTGTCTGCGTTATAAGCAAAGTAGTTCCAACTTGGGGAAGCCGATGCTTGAAAATAATACTCTAACAGGTCTAGACATTTGTCTAAGCCGTAAGACTCTATCAGGGCGTCGGATGCCCACTGCTCTTTGTTGATATTAAGGTCTGACTTGTTGCTATACGTAGCGCTGTGAAGCTTGTTGTATCTAGATAGCAAGATCATCCTAGACTTGCGCTCTGCCATTAGTTGTTAGCTTCTGAAGAAGCCTCTTTTACCTTTTCAGCAAGCTTGTTTTCAACAAACTCATATACCCGCTCAAATGCGTCAGAGATGTTTTCTCCGTCACGCCGTGAGTCTTCGATACCTAGGTCAATGCGCAATGACTGAAAGTTTCCCAGGTTAAGCGTGTACCCCAAAGCTACATTGACTTTTGTTTCGTTGTGTTCCATTCTCATACTCCTTAAATAGACTCGTTCCAAATCGGAACAAAGCTTCCGTCTTCTGTCTTCATATATGTAAGGATACCATCCCCCATGCGTCTTGTCAACTCTTGAATTGTTGGCACTGAGTCATTGCTGATCAGGCCGTCTTTGCGAGGTCTCCCTCTATGCTGCGAAGCAAGTATATCACGAATCTCCCTTACCATAGATTCTGTGTAGTAAGCTCTAATTCTCCAGCCCCGCTTAGCCCCAAAGGACGCAGCAATCGGTGGCGGTATTACCTGATTTGTTACAAGCCTATANATATGCTTTTGGTGCCTATCGACAAGGGTNGCTGTGTCTTTTACGCTATAAACTTTTTCTTTGTTTTTCTTAAAGTCAGAAATTAAGCATGTCTCTATTCTGTCTTTATTAATATTGTAAACAGACATTATGCCATTGGACCTGCTAACGTGATGCTTGCGAACAAGAGATCCGTTTAAGAAAAACACTCTCTTGTTTGCAGCAACGACTGGAGCGTTGTTGTATGCCTCTCTATCCACAAGCGATCCTAAACAGGTACGCCAACCATCAGAAGGTTTACGCCTACTGATGCAACACCAATTGTTTTAAACTTAACGATACCTTCAATTCGGTTATTTGTAATTTTTGTAAGCAATACAGAAACATCCTTGCCCGACTCGGTTGAGCTTTCACCGATCAAGATGGGCGTTGCTGTTGCAATAGGAGGATAAACAAAGTCTGTAAAGTTAAAACTAAAACTGTTTTCGCCATCTGGGCTTGTGCTTGTTGTGTTAGTCACTTCTACATACCCGCCTACAATCCTGGTGTCTGAAGTCTTGATGTTTTGTGTGCCAGAAGATACTGTGTCGATAGAGGAGTATCTACCAGCAGTCGTAGTCACCTGAGCAGAAAGCTCGTTGACTGTGTTTGCTACTTGATAAATATAGCTAAGATCGAGGGGCTGACCTCTTTCTGGTAACGGAATTTTTGCCATGTTTTCTCCTTAAGATCCTATTATACCAGAAACATCGCAAACAACCAAGGCATCAGCCTTTTCTTTTTCAATGCTTTCAATTTGTATAGACACGTCTACGGTGCTTGTAGCCACAACGCCGTCAGGATCTCTGTTTACAAAACTGTACGTGTGAATTGGAGAAGTCCCATGATAGAAATAATCATCATCGTCTGTACTGTCAAACCTAACAAAGATATCATAACTTGGTCTGTCTAATGCATCATCCCAAATTACAGTTGAAGAATTTGACGAAACGATTAGATCTCCAGTGACAGGAGTAATGGGCTGCCCCGTAATCTCTCTAATGGGAGAGTATTGTGAATAGCGGTTTTGGTCTTCAGAAATTATTCTATGTCTAATAATGTAGCCGTATGTTCCATCAGACAACAAAGTTACGGGCGGCAAAGTGTTTTTTTTGACTATTGCTTTTTGATCTCCGCTAGCCATTATACAACATCCAAACCGTAACGGTATTCTACGATGTTAGATGTGTTTATTTCTTTTACGATGCCAAGGCCATCTTCAGTCTTAATTGTTGTGTACCCTGTCAAACCATAAAGAGGGTTCGTAGAAGTTACATTTTCAAAACGCAATCCATCCAGGGCAACATAGAAGTTGTCTGAGGGTGTCGAGCCTCCGGACTCGTGGACAGTTGCAAAGATTCTAACTGAGGTTAAATTTGTCCAAGAAAAGTCTGCACTCTTTGTTAGTTCTGAAATTTTCTTTTTGGCAACAATATATCGGTTATCTGCAAAAGCAATAGTTGCACCAGACTCTGGGCTAGAGGTGTCAGGGTCACCCTCCGCTAAATTAACTTCAAATTTTGCATAGCTGGTAGGAGAGTTATCATCACCAGAAGCAAACTCAATAATAATTCTAACTCGACCAGCATCTTCCGACTGTGTAGCATCTTTTTTAATTACAGAAAAGGCTAGGCGAAGCTCATCTTGGGCAGAGTTTTTGTCAAAATTGAAGGACTGAGCATTTTTGTGTACGTGGTCATCCCCAGCGGTATAGGATATCTCTCCTCCAGACTCGGTGATTGTTGACATGTCCCCCTTTAAGAAAAGGGCTGTATCTAAAAATCTTGGAACTTCGTTTTCAGTAGACCTGACAGTCGTGCTAAACGTAGTGTCCGAAGACTTTCCATAAAAAGTTGTTATTGGATTGTCTTGATCATCTAATGGCTCAATGATGTCATTTGTTGGGGTAAGCTCGCCAGAAATTAAAGGCACAGAGGATATCTCCGAGCCAACATGAGACTCCCAACCTTCTGAGTTTGTAAAAGTATAAACGGTTCTGCTTTCTTTAGATCCAGCAGACGGGTTTGATTTACCAGAGTAAACACCAATTTCAGTAAAGTTGTATCTCTGGTCTCCAGGAAGCTCTCCAGAAAACACGATGTTGGCGTCACCAGCTTCGTCATACAAATAGCCCCTGGAAGTAATAGGAATTCTAATCGCTTCAAAAGCTAGCGACTCTTGTTGTGCATAGTCGCCTAAGCTATCCGAAGACCCCAAAGGCTTAGCTCCAACACCAAGAGCAAGGTGAGATGCATAGGCAGGTGCAGAGCCAATTAAAAATTTGGCTAAAATTGTTTTTCCGGTATTAGTAATCAAGATTCCCCCTCATATATTGTATCACTTAGGAGGGCTCCGTTATTAAGAATTTCAACCTCTACAATTTCGTTTTGCTCCATGTTTGTTACTTCAACAATAATGTCTCCGCTATCTGCAAATGGGTAGTCTTTATCGGCTAGCCAGACCCTTTTACCGTCTGGTCCAGAGCCATTTTCTGGAACATGCGTATTGAAAGAAATAGCAAAGTTTTTAAAGTATTTATCAATTGTTTCTGGCAGACTAAAAATGTTAGCAGAGTTGTAGTTTCTTTTTAGTTGATTTAGGTTTCCAATAAGGGCATAAGAAACGTTAATTCCATTAACAAGTTCTGATCTTGCAATGTTAATTATTTCATGCCCTGCAAGATTTTCAAAATAAATCTGACCAAGCGCATCAATTGGCACTGCTTCTGGTTGTACAATCAGATCTGGCGTGGCAACTTTTACACCGGAGCTTGATGTTTCAAAGTTATTAGGGATTAAGGGGGTAGCATCTGTCATTACGCCACCTCGCTAACATAGGCTGTCATAGATGGCCCTTCTGCATTTCTGCTGTAGTCTATGTAGTAAACAACAAATCGGGAGTCAGTGCCCAGCTCGTTAACGCTGTTTTCATTTTTGTAGTCGATTTCTACGATGTCTCCAAGCTGAAGGATTGGCATACCAAAAAGCTCTACCCCAGCAGCAAGTCTTTTTTTCATAACCCTGCTGGCCAGCCAGCTCATCAAATTATCTGCGGAATCTTGGCTTTGTATATAAGGGGCTTCGATAGAAAATTCTTTTCTGCCCTGGGTAATTCTGCTAAATTTAATATTTTGATATTCTTCTTTTGACTTTCCTGGAGGAAGTATTACGACATCTCCTGAAATATCAGGGTCCGACAAGTCGCTGATCCTATTGAAGTATTCGTCTACAGACAGCTCGTGATTAGATTGTTGCGTAAATGTGACCCCCTGTATTCTAAGGTAGTTGCCACTGCTAGAGTCTAGGTTAAGCGCTGAGTCTGTATTGTTAAAAATTAAAAACTCTGCACCGTAAGAGGTTGCCCTAAATCCAGAAACCGAGTAGCTCTTTAATTTATTAAATGTTGGAGCAATTTGTGCAGAGAAAGCTGGATAGGCTTTATCGTATCTTACATTAAAGTATGCGGCTTCTCTCATAATAGTGCCGAACTCTTCGAAGTATA